TTTCAGACTTTCCAGCCATTCTTCCTCTGTGCCGACAAAACCATGCTCGACCGCAATCTCGTAGGCGGATTTTCCGTCAAGTCCTTTTTCTGCATCTTCGATGCGCTTTAAAAGCTGCGTATACAGGTCAGGCGTCGGCGGAATAGGCGGTTCGTCGCCTTCAAAACCGGATGCACGGATATTCAGAGTGACCGGAACGGTTGTCGCTCTGACGGTTTCATCACTTTCCGTATCATATCCGAACACAGACATCTTGCAAGCCCCAACATGAAGCTCCGCAGGCAAAAAACATGATACCCCATCAGTCCCCAGAACAACCGAATACACCTCGTCACATTGCGCAAACTGCACCACTTTGTGAAAACGCTTCCAGTCGCCGTCAAAGGTAAATTTGAACTGAACATACTGGATCTGATGATCCGCCAGCACCTCTCGCTCCAGAATTTCAATGCTCTGGTTTTTTACAAGAAATTTCCACATCAGTCTCGCACCTCTTTCCACTCCTTCGTATCTTCGTCATACTCCATATATCCGTCAAGGCACTGTACCTTTCTGAGATAGCCGTCAGCACTGCTGCCATTGCCATCCCAGTTGCTTTGTTTCGTAACCTCTGCCCAGTCGTCAAGACTGCCTTCATAGGTGATTTGTGTAAGATGCAGACAATAGTTTATCATATGAGAGCAGACCTTTGTCACATTGCGGCTGAGAGTCAAATTCGCAAGCGAAGTACACCACACAAAGCAATATTCCGGGATTTCCGCACATTCTACTCTTGCGCTTGTCAGTGTGCCGGAATCCATGAAAAGATATGTGCCAAGCGTGGTAAGCGTTGCGGGAAGCGTGACCGCAGCGCCGTTATAATTTGCAAACGCCTTTTCTCCAATCGTTGTCACTGACGCAGGAATGTTCAGCTCTGTTAAACCGCCCTGTGTATACATGAAAAATGCTCTCTCGCCAATTGCTGTAAGCGTATTGGGAAAACTTGCGGAAACCATATTGCCGCACCGTTCAAACACGCTGCTGCCGATTGCCGTGATACCGTCAGAGATAACGAGAGAACGTATATTTTCATTTTCCCAGAAAGGCGATTCACCGAGGTCATAATCGTAAGTTGAACCGGTTCCACGTATCAGCAATTTGCCGTTGGAATACAGAACATAGTAGGCTTCTTCGCCGATTTCGCCCGTCTCGACAATATCGCCGGTGAGGTCGTCGACCTTTGTTTGCAGAGTATCTATTTTGTTTGTCAGTGTTTCATTCTCTGTCTGCAGGGCTTCAACAGTTGCATTGATCTGCGCCATTTGTGCCAGCATTTCTGTGACCTTGCATTTGCCGAGAATGCACTTGCAGTAGCCGCAGACATTTGCATCCTCACGGTAATCGTGCCAGTCACGCTCAGTTAAAGAAGTTGCACCCACATTCAGCCGGACGGCGTACATCAAAAGTCTGACGTGTTCTGAATCCTGCGGAATGGACGGGAGCGACGGATTTTCGGCAGGTGTACCGGGAAACAGCCTCAAAGACACATTTCGGACGGATTCGCTTGTGTCGAGATAAATGCAAATGCCCACATATCGCGGCAGTGACTCGTCCTGATATTCTGACAAATCAATGCTGTACTTCGCATCGCTGATGAAATAGTGTCCATTGATCCATGCCTTACCCTTGCCGACTGTAACTTTGAGACCACTGCTTGCGGCGGTCAGCTCGAAACAGTTGCCGTAATTGTCCTGAATGCCGTTGCATATGATAGAACCTAAATAGTCGCAAAAATTTTCTGCGGTGTAGGTTCTGTCAAGATTTTTTGAATTGAAAAACCCGAATGAAAATGCCATAATATCACCCTTCTTTGAAAGTCGGTGTCAGACTTCTGCCGTTCTGGTCAAATCCCTCAATCATGCCAATAAGCTGCATTTTCGGCTGCATCATGCCGAAACGTTTATGCTCAACGGTCACATAGTCTCCGACTGCGTAATCTCTGTTATACACATACTGTGTGGAATTTGCCGCAATTTCTGATTCTGATGCTGACTTTGGGTCAACCAGCTTCTCCGAGCCTCTTGTCTTGAGCAATTCAATATACTGCTCCTCCGGTATCGGCACAGTCTCACCCTCGACCTGTTCCTCTTCGGCAATATCGTCCGCATCAACATACAGCTCATAGCGGTCAAGATAGGTCGGCTCAGTATCCACACAATATGCGGTGTGCTTACGGTCAGCCCCCTCGCCGTGACCGTAAATATAGGCGAAGTTGCGTGTGATAGAATCATCAGCGGCATAGGAAAACGAAAGCAAATTGCTGTAAGCATCGGAAAATACAATATGCGGATTTTCTTCCTGCATCATGCTGCGGTCAGTGCCTTCGGATAGGTCGAACAGCATTTTATAGGTCTCTCCGGTATCTTTCACAAGCCGGATATTTGCAGTGCCGCCGATCTTCTCACAGATTGTATACACCCATTCCATCAGATTGGCATATGACACCTGCAAAGTTGTTGTCTGCTCCCAGCATGAACCAATCACAGTTCCGAGCGATAAGCCCGGAATGCGGCGGTTATCATTTTGCAATGCGTTCAATGTGACCGCCGACCGCACAATATCTGAGTACGCCATCTGCGCTGTAATTGACAGCGTCGGGTTGATGATGCGGCGTTCCAGCAGGCACATAAGAAAACGCCCTTGCACCGTCAGATAGTCGCCGTTTTCAGCGTCCGTCTCAATTTGCACCGATTCAATGATGCCAAAATGTTCATTATCATCGTTCCTGCCCACAATGCGCCCTGTTTGGAAGATGCTGATATTCTGCGGACTTGCCGCAATATACACCTCAAAGCTACCGCATTTGTAATACTCCACATCCCACAGCAGACTTGAAAAACTGTCGCAGATCGCTTCGAGGGCTATTGTGAGCGAATCGCCATCCACTGTCATTTTATACACTTCAATTTGCATTTTCATCACACCCCTAAATACGCGTTTCGGTGAATAATCTGCACTTTCAGGTTCTTTGTACCGCCGACAGCAGTCAGCCGGAAATGGTTCTCGCCCTCTCGCAGTGTCAGCCATGTGGAACCGGATACAAGGCGATTGATGATGTTGGTCGTCACACCCTCACGCTCCAAGGTCACGGTTTTATTTCCGGTTTTTGTGGTAATGGTGATCGTGTCGCCCTCCTCAATTTCGCCTTGTATCTGCATATATTCATCTGTTTCGGTGTTGTAGAGTGTCGGATTTTTTGCGGGACCGCCGGAGATAACAATGGTGCATCCGGTCTCGTCGCCGTCGTTTTTGATCGTCATGATATTCTGCGTGTTGTATTTTGCGATAGGGAAGGGATTGTCATCATCGGGGAAAATGAAATGGAACGCCCCGATTACCTGCGAATACTCTGCGACCTGTGTTTCCGTGGCGTACCAGTAGATGTCAGGACAGAGAATGGAAATCTGTCCGTTGATGCACTGTTCAAAATGATTGACCTCACAGGTTTCTACATAGCCCTCGGTGAATACGTCAGTGCCTGCGGTTCGGTAGTAGACTTTGATATAGTGGGAAGGTTTGGCTGCACGATAGAGGGCATGTCGGCGAGATTCGATATTTACCCCTCGCATCTCAAAATGAATGACCACATTCCGCTTTTCGATGAAAGCGTTGTTCAGATAGCTGCCGTCCATGCCTGCGTAGGAGGAGGTGCTGATCGTGCCTGTTGGAGGTGATAAGCCCTCGATTTTTGAGACCATGAAGTTGTTTGCGGTTGTGGTCATGTCCACACGGTCACCGCTTTCATTTTCGAGGATAAGGGTGAAAAACATGGGCGCACCTCCTCACACATTCAGCGCATTGCGTGTCTGCCTGTAAATTTCCAGCCGTGACAGTGATTTTGGACTATTGTTCGTCTGATTCACCGTCCGGCTGTTGTCGTTGTTGTAGTTGTTGATAACAGTTGTTCCTGCGCTGCCGTCAACCATAGCGGCGGAAATACCGTCCAGCTTCATGCTAAGGTCGGATTCCATTGTAAGCTGCATCGCTTCTGCAACGCCGGAAACAGCCTTTTCCACATACTTTTTGCTTTTGTTAATGCCGTCAGCCAGTTCTTTCATAAAGTCTGGCATCCAGCTTTCGTAGTCGGTTAAAGGGCCTTTGTCCGGCACGGAAAAGTGCAGGAAATCACGAATCGTATCCGCAGCACCGGTTACGCAGTCCGCAAGATTATTGATCATGCTTTTGATGCCGTCAATGATACCGTTGATAATATCCGCACCCCAATTCCACGCATTGGAGGCAAGTCCCTTGATCCAATCAACCGCCGCTTGAAATCCGTCCTGAATGGCAGTTTTCACGCCGCTGACCTTTGTGGAAACAGCACTTTTAATGCTGTCCCAGATGTTTGAAATTGTGGATTTTATGGTGTTCATGATGCTTGAAATCCTGCTGGAAATAGAATCCCAAACAGAAGAAACCACGCTTTTGATGCGGTTCAGAATGGGACTCAAAAAGCCATAAATCGCATTCCAGACCGTAGTTATCACTGACTGAATTGCGCCAAGCACTGTATCAATGACAGATTTGACAGCGTTCCATATGGTAGTAAAAGTATTTTTGATGCCCTCCAGAATTGGTGCCAGAAATGAAACAATTGCATTCCAGATAGCGGAAATTTTCTCCGAAATCCAATCCATCGCCATGCCGATGAGAATCTGAATCGCCTGAAATATCGTTTCAAACAGGTACTTGAATGCATCCAGAAGAGGTGCAATGGTTTCATAAATGCTGTTCCAGATGGTCATAATCGTGTCATAAATGGTCTGGAACACCGTGGAAACCACCGTATAGATAGCATTGAAAATATTGCTGAAAAAGGTGTAAATTGCTGTCCAGGTATTGACGAAAAAGTCCTTGATACTCGTTAAAATTCCAGTGAAAAAGGATACAATGCTGTTCCAGATATTCACAAAGAAATCCTTAACAGATGTCCATACCTCATCCCACGAAGTGCCGAACCAGCCGAGAATCACATCCGCTATGCCTTTCAGCGTATTCAGAATGTTCGTGAAGGTGGACACGATAAAATCCCAGATGGATGTGAAAATACCCTTGATGCCGTTCCAGCATTGCTCCCAATCACCGGTAAATAGACCGATAAATACATCCAGCAGTCCAAGAATAATGCCGGAAATCTCGGAGAAAACATTCGCAATATTCTGGAATGCACCCTCAAATACAGGCGCAAGCAGATTACACAAGCCGTCCCATGCCGCTTTCAGCATATCGGTAAAACTTTCAAAGTCGAAACCAAGGGCGTTCAGACGGTCAACAATGCCTTGCGTTAAACCGGAAAATGTGCTTTTGATTTGCTCCCAGATACCGAGAATGTTGTTTTTGAATTCCTCGTTGGTATTCCACAGGTGTACAAACGCTGCAACGAGTGCCGCAATTGCCGCAACAACGGAAAGAATTGTACCGACAGAAACCCTCAATGCTCCGGTAACCGCTGTGATGCCGCCTTTTACCGCGCCAATGGCGGCAGGCACTTTTGATACAAGTGTGAGTACACTGCCCACACCCGAAATGGTCTTGCCGATGACAATCAGCAAGGGGCCAAGAGCCGCCGCAGCCAGAGCAATTTTGACAATTGTCTCCTTGACTGCCGGATCCATCTGATTTAGCTTATCTACAAATGCCTGAATTTTGGTAACGATAGCACGAATCGCAGGCATAAGAATTTCACCGAAAGAGATAGCCAGTTCTTCCAGCTGCGATTTCAAAATGGTGAGCTGTCCGCTTAAATTGTCCTGCATGGTTTCCGCCATGCTGAGAGAAGTGCCGTCACAGTTGGCAATTGCGCCGTTGAGCTTTTCGATGTCGCTCGGTGCTGCGTTCATGACAGCAAGAAAACCAGACATGGCATTTTTGCCCACAAGAGCCTGTGCCGCCGATGCCTGTTCTGATTCTGACATCTGTGAAAATGCCACACGGCAGTCCGCAAGAATATCGTTCAGGTCACGCATGGAGCCATCAGCGTTGGTGGTCTGAATCTCCACCTTACCGAGCTTTTCACCGCAGAATTTGACATCGCCCGCAAGGGCGTTCATCATGGAGCGGAGTGCCGTGCCTGCCTGTGATCCTTTGATACCTGAATTTGCCATCAGTCCGATTGCTTCTGCCGTATCCTCCACGGAGAAGCCCAATGCACCTGCAACAGGTGCGCAGTATTTGAAGGTTTCGCCCATCATGCTGACATTCGTATTTGCATTAGAACTTGCCGCCGCCAACACGTCAGCAAAATGACCGCTGTCGGCAGCAGTCAAGCCAAAAGCGGTCAATGCGTCCGTGACAATATCCGATGTGGTCGCCAAGTCCTCGCCGGATGCGGCGGCAAGGTTCATAATGCCCTCAATGCCGGACAGCATATCTTCCGTTTTCCAGCCAGCCATCGCCATATAGTTCATGGCTTCGGCTGCTTCTGATGCGGAGAATTTTGTCTTACTGCCCATCTCACGAGCCTTGTCACGCAGAGCTTCCAGATCATCACCAGTCGCACCGGAAACAGCGGCGACCTTTGACATGGCAGAATCAAAATCGCTGGCAGTTTTGACTGCGGCAGTTCCGAGAGCAGCAATCGGCGCAGTGACATGGGTGGTGAGTGTTTCTCCGACATCGGCAATTTTGGTACCCACTTTTTCGAGGGTTTCACCGACCTCACCGATTTTTACAAGTGCGGTGCGGGATGCCTCTGCTTCACGCTGTAAGTTTTGCAGTTCCTGTTCCGTTTCGATAATCTCACGCTGCAAGGCGTCATACTGCTCCTGCGAAATATCGCCATTGGCAAGGGCTGTATTGGCTTGCTCTGCCGCTGTTTTGAGGGTAGACAGCTTGTCTTTGGTTGCGGAGATGGTGTCAGCTAATAGCTTTTGTTTCTGAGATAAAAGTTCTGTATTGGTCGGGTCGAGCTTCAGCAGCTTTTCGACATCTTTGAGCTGCGTCTGCGTGGTTTTGATGTTTTTGTTG